TCTAGAATTTTAATTTTTCCCATAACATCTTTACCTTCCCACCATACATCAGTAACAACATGAGATACGTTTCGTAGGTTTATAACAGAATCATCCGGATGATCTAGTTCGCCTAACGCTCTATTGTCGCCTATTACGTTTTCATAGTTATCAATTTCTCTCTTGAGAACCTTATAGGGATAAGACCTTCCATTTCCATTTTTTGTATCAGCAGTCTGCAAACGACCAGATAAATACATGGCGCCATTAGCAATTTCTCTTTTTTCTCTTTCGGTAAGAAGATCTTGGCATACGCCGTCCTTACAAAGAGTATAGAACTCTGTTAAAAGTTGTCTTTTCATTTAAATCTCCAAATAATGCGGTCTCTCTCCGCTCGCGTCAGGAACCTGAACAGCAACGACGAACCGGTTGTAACATCCATTTTTTAGTCATCTTTATTTCTCCTAATTCCAAAATCATCAACAATCATTGATAATAAATAACTTGTTCCAGCGGAAATACATCCACATAAAAAAGCGTTGATTAAATTGTATTCAAATGTAAATAGTTCTGTGAAGCCGTTTATGAACCACAAGAACACACCAACCCAGAAACCAATACACAACGGGCAATGAAATAAAGTATTCCATTTTTTTGAATAGTCCTTCGGTGGCCTCAAGTCTTCAAAGATTTTACCATAAACAAGAATAAAGGTCATGCCATATGCGGCAAGGATAAAATATATTAATTGCACACAAACCCCTAGTAACTGTAGCGACCGTATAGGTAGGGAGCGAACAAGTTCTTTTGAACAATCGCCCCTTTTTTATCTCCATGTGGCACTTCTCCAAGTTCGGTGGTGCTCTCATCATCCGGATCAACAAAGTGATCCTCAACCATGTCATCAAACATTTCGGAGGATTTCATGTATGGTTCTTCATCCTTCATCCAATCACCCAATGCAATAATGGTTTCAAAAACATTGTTCTTTTCTGTTTTTGTTCCATCGAGCATTTTAGCTTCTATGGAGCCGTAAACATTTCCACCTTGTATGGAATCATAAGCAACAACACCACGCTTCTTTAAATATTCAAATAATCTAGATTCTGCTCCATATACACTTTCTGTTAATAGATCTTTTGCAAAAGCAACGATTTTCCCCTGTTCTTTTAGAATTATAATATCAATGTCATTGTGACCAAAGACCATAACGTCTCCATTGATTGCTTCTCGTATAACTAAAGATGTTTTTAATTCTATTAAATTGCTGGGTTCGATTTTTATTTTAATCGACGGCTTGATATCTACTTCAACATCTCTTTCAACATCAATATTGGTGTCACTCTCTATTTTAACTTTTACGGTCATTTTTAATAACCTCCGTTAAATCTTGTATATAAAATAAAGTCTTTACCATATCTTCATCAATTCGATGGTTCTTGAAGTCTTCCAATTTTTTAAGAACATTTTTACTTTTACCCAGATATCTAGAGTTATCCTGTATCTGTTCTTTCTTAATGACACTGTTTAGTTCCGCTTTAAGTCTTCCAATTTCTTCATTCATGAATGTCTTAAGACCCAATCCGTTATCTGAAAAAGAAATAATGTAATTTGTCAATAAACTCTTTTGCTCTTCTCGTAAAGTTTTATCATAAGTTTCGTTAAATTTGTTAACAAATGTTTTGTAGGCCAAAGAGTCTATATGTTTCATGTTTGAATTTTCGGTTTCTTGAGGAATCATTATTCCCATAACTTTTGTCTCAATTAGCAGTCTAGATTTTGCCGCCATATTGTCAGATGTGAACCACTGCCCAACGGTTGCGATGTTTTTATAATTTGGTATAAAGTTTTTAAATACATCGGGTGACAAGTTTTTATTAATACTCTCTATAAGTTTTGTCTGTTTGTTGAAGATCTCTTTACGGTTTAATTTATAGAAATCTTTCTTGCTTTCGCTTAAAAAACGAATTGAAAAATCTTTTGTCATTTTATCCTTGTTTTCCAATATTGTTTGATATATCTTTAACTCTCGCTTAAGGATAGAATTTTTATTAAAATTTTCTTTTAATATCTTCAAAACAATCTGTTTTCTTTTAGAATCTTTTCTTACTATGGATTTAGTTAGTTCTTTTACTAGAGATTCATAAAGAAAAGCGGTATTTCTTTTCTTATTGTGTTTCATTAAATTTCTCCGTAATAATATTTTCCGCCATGTTCAACTGCGTCTTTAAAACCGTAGTCTCCTTTTTTTACTTCCCAAAAATCAGCGTTTTCAATCGTACCGTCTTCTGGTATTGATTTCCTTTCTTTCATTTTGGCAAATATTATTTTTTTAACTTCTTGAGGCACTTCGCTCTCATTAAGTTTTTTAATTTCTTCTTTGATCAACTGCTTTATTTTTTTAAGAGTTAGTTTCATTTTCTTTCACCTTTTTTAGTAAGCCCTCAAGTAGTGTATTAACTTGCTCACTTGTGGTAAATAGTTTTTCTTCTTCTATTTCATTTTGTGTGCTGCTTTCCGTAATGCCTTTAGCCAAAGAGTCTAGACCTCCAAATCCGGATTTTCCATGGAATGTAGTTCGGTACGTATTTCCGTATTCGCCGGTAGCTTGATTTTTAAAATGCTTTTTTCTACCGCCTTTTGAATATGAAGATTGGTGCCTCTTATATTTTCCTCTCTTATAAGATGGCTCATCATCTCGCTTTGCCGGTGGCTCTGCTAGGATTATATCTTCTTCTTCATCGGCCGGCTCATCGCCTTCTTCTCCCAAGTCACCAAGATCGTCTCCTCCCAAGTCACCAAGATCGTCTCCTCCAAGATCTCCGAGTCCACCTCCAGCAGCCTCCACTCCACCTTCAGCTACAGCCTCCAATGAAGCCATAAATTTCTTATCATAATACATTTCGCGTTGCATTCGAAGAAATTCTTCCTCTGATAATCCAAACATATTTTCGGCTACCCATCTTCTAGAGAAGAACCCTTCCGTGGCATTTCCAGCTACAGTGAATTTTTTATCCCAATGTTCGAGCTCTTGTAATTCAGCTATTCTAGAAGGATTGTTAAGACTCAACTTAAAAGAGAGAAGGTCATCATTTCTAAATCCGAGTGTGAAAAGGTGAATTATTGCAACCTTTTCAAGTTCTGATATAACAACTCGTTGAAGTCTTTGAATGGTTCTGGCAAAGCGGATATCTTTTTGAGCCAATGTTGTTTTGTCTTCCGTTGCCCCGTCTCCCATTGTTAGATAGGATTGAGGTATCTTAAGAGCGGAGAACAGCTTATCTCTAAGATACTTAACATCGTCGATAGTACCGGTAAACTCGCCGCCCTTAAGGCTGACTATATCGGTGTTGGAGGTTCCTCTGATTGGAATGTAATAATCTTCTTCAATTGAAAGAGGGTTATATCTCAAATCCAACCTTCCTGTTGTAGGGTCTACTACTTGATGTCGTTTCATTTGCGTCATGACTTTTTGCATATATTGTTCAACGTCTTGTGGAGGAATGTTCCCAACGTCTATTTTAAATACTCTTCTTTCGGGGGAACGAACAATGCGATATGCCATCATAGCGTCTTCTAAGAGGGTAAGCTGCCTCCAAATTCTGCGAGCAGGTTCCAATACGGAAGTTCCGTATGGAGCATGTTTGTCATTGCCTAATATTCTAAAATGTGCCATTTGCCAATTTTCTAATGTCATTCCTCCGGAGTTCCATTGATACTGTACATAATTGGGATTTGTTTCATCTTCTCCTTCAAGTCTCTCAATCTCCTGTGGTGGTAATCCTATACACGCTTTAATACCAAATTTTTCCTCAATATCTAAATAAAGGAAGAGGTCTCCATACTTACACATGGTACGACACCACCCAAAAAGATTGTGTTCAACATTTAGCACATTATGGAATAAATTTGATACTATTGACTTGATCTCTTCGTTTGGACATGCTATTTTAAGCATCTTCTGCAAAGAGGAGTGTGTCGTCATCTCATCGGCATATATATCCAATGAGCTAGCGATTTCCGGAGTATATTCCATTTGATCAAAGTCAACGTATCTCTCACTGCGGTTTCGATTGGAAATCATATTCGCAGTTAAAACTGTCATTGGATTATATTCAACTTTTTTAAACTGTTTTCCGGAAACTGATCTGAACCGGTTGGAATATATATCTAAATGTCGCCTTCGAAGTTGCCGACCAGACTGAGTTCTTCTATTTGTTATGGGTCCAGAGAATAACCTAGTTAAAGATTTAAATAAATTATTATCCGGATTATAGGGATTTTTTCCTAAATTTTTATTTTTTTTAGCCACTATTTTCTATCCTTTGAAGATCCAAGCAAATTTTGTAGGCAATGCGAGCTCTTCTTCATATTTAGTTTTGAAATCTTCATTATAACCTTCTTGTCCTCGTATCGTTGTGTTTAACTTGTTTGTTTTCATGAACATTCCGCCCAACATTGCTTTTTTGTATTCTATGTCTTTCTGAGACACGGTCAAAGCAGTGTCTCTTACCCAGCACATAATCGCCAATGACATTATAAGATCATCATGATAAGAACGCATTGCTTGGGGTTTGCCATTAT